AGATCATAGGTTTGGGTTGCGTATTGCCTGGTGACGGTCTTGGGCCTTCGTAGCCAAAAGGTCAATGACACCGAGACAGCTACATCGAATCGATTGTCGAACTCCATCATTTTGAGCTCGAGCATCTTCTTCATGTGCTCTCGCCAAGCTGGCAGGTCTTTGTTGGCTTCTACTAGGACTATGTGAGCTCCTCGATTGAATGCCTTCTTAGATCCTTGCGGTCTTGGGTCACCGGCAATAAACAACTCGAACATTAGAACGGGTTATTCTGCGGTATTCCTGGAGGTGGGGCCATTATGTTTATTACGTCTTCGATTGGGGTTGAGCTTTTAGGCTCTGCAGCCTTGATTAGCTCTACTAGCGAATTGTTCAATGAGTGCTCGACAACCTGTTTGGTTTCCTGACCGGGTTTGTTGTAAGTTCCGACCTTGGTTCCGAGCGAGCCTTCAGCTTTGATCTCATCGTCCTTCTTGATGTTTGTGCCATTGTCTAGCCAAACAGTCCATAGACGATTACGTGCTTCGCCCCTGAAGTCGTAGGTCTCCCAGACCTTGAGTCTTGGGTATCCTTCGTTTACTACTTCAGCTACTTTTCCGTAGATTGTGATTACTGCCATTTCTGTGTTTTCCTTTCTAGTGTTCTTTTAAGTTTAAGTTAATTATTAGTTAACTTTAACGCGACATCTACGCCGTCCCGTGACGTCGTGGGTGTCACCCCGATGAGTCTTAAATGACGTCCCGTCTTGCCTTTTTTGACGCCTCGTAGTTTGTGACTCAAAGTGCCGTCGCATCCTTCAGGACAGTCTATCTGGATCCAGTAGCGGTTTGTGATTCTGTCGAACCGATACCCGATTCCGTCATGTTGCGACATCTCAACTTCACCGAGCTCGACCAGCTTTTGTAGGTTTCGTTGAACTTGCCTAACGGAACACCCGGCTAATGATGCCAGGCGAGATTGTGATGGATAGCAGCCTTCTTCAGGATCATCTCCCAAATGCCACGCCAGAGCCGTCAGGACGGCCCGAGCTGTGCCGGTGCTATGTGAGTGATGCAGAACGGCTGATAAGGCTTCTAGACTCATCCTGTGCCTTCCTAGGGCTATACTGTAAATGCCCATCGTGGTTGGGTGACGCCATAAGCGTCGGGCTGTGACTTTTCTGTGGGTCACAGCCCTTTCACTTTACTTGGCCTTTATGGAATCTGCTAAGCCTTTGATGGCTTCGAGAACATCGTTATCAACTTGTGATTTTAGAGCTGTGTTGTAAATGGTTCTAAGAGTCTCTAAATCTCCGTTGGCTGCAGCTTCAGAAGCTTCCTCGATGTAGTTGCGAGATTCCCGAGTTGCCTTGATCATCTCTTCCCTCGATGGGCGATTCTTTGATGTGCTTAGTCCGAGAGTTGCAAGGCCTCGACCAATTGCAGAGCTGGCGCAATTTTCCAAGAAGCTTGCTCTATTGATGTGGGTCGAGCCTCGAGTCTCATGCGCCCAATCTACCGATGCAGGTCTAGGGTCTTCCCGGTCAGTAAAGATTGAAGCTTGAACAACAACTTCGGTTTCGTTTATTAGTTTGATTTCGGTGATGATGCGTCCTTGGGGCCATGTTTTCCAAAACTTCTGGATACGATCGGCCACGGTTTCATAGTTCGATAAGTCAAATGCCATCTGTGTTTTCTCCTATTTGAATGTGATAAAGGGTTTGCCGTTTCGGGCTTGAAGTGAGATTACCTTCTCGCCCTGGTAGAGACCATACTTGATTCCGTTAAGGAATGCGAGAACCGCCGACTTTTGTGCCTGAAGCGCGTTGGCCCAGTAATCGGCTTCGGACTTAGTTGCAACCAGGTTAGACCATAGTGATCCAAGCTCCATTTCGCCTTCCTGTAAGCCTTCAGATAGCTCCCTAACGGTTTCGTAAGTGGATGAGCTTCCGTCATACTCAGGGGCCTTATTCGATGTCACAAGGCCATAGAAGGCTCGTACAGCCTTTTTCATGTCCTTCTGAAGGGAATCATCCCAAACGACCTCAAACTCCTTCCATTCGCCTCCTGCGACCGCTACGACGATACCGCGCTCTAGACCTAGAACTTGAAGGTAATGTTGAACTTGAAGGTTATAGTGCTCAGGTAGCTCGTCCCAATACTGCCTAGTGAACTTAATCTCTAGCACTCCGAGCTTGCCATCTTCCCATTCGATGATGCCGTCGGGGTTGGCTTTTAGAATTGGGTTAGCAACGCTCTGCCAGGTTCCGGTCTCATAGACCTTTAGCCAGCCTTCGTTTTGCTCTCGAAATAGTTCTCGAATAGGAGCTTCAAAAGCTGTGCCTAGTTTCATCGGCATCGATGGTTCAATCTCATCGCTTAGTTGGCCGGTCTTCTCGGCCCAAAGCTGATAAGCAGATTTCCATGGTGACTTGCCCATGAGTGCGCCAATGTCGCTACCGCCAATGCCTTCACGTGCAGCGTGCCATTCTTCAGAGTTAGGCTCAAAGGTGCCTAAATACCTGCCGAAGCCTAAAGCTTCTATCTTCTGTGTAATCTCCATGGCCCGATCCTATTGACCGGGTGTGACATTATGGCTGAGGCTCGTCTTCTTTAGCTGTTTGGTAAGCCTCTTGCACCGAAGCTCCGATTCCAAATGCGTCATCGTTAGGGTCTAGTGATCTAACCAATGGGCCTAGGATTCCAGCGATAAGAGCTGAAGCTGTAATCGTTCCAGGATCTTCAATGCCGGCTAGAACCAATGCTCCGACCGCTGCCAATGCAGCTCGAAGGTAGCTCCAAAGTGCCTTGCGTAAGTGCGCCCAAGTTTCTGGTTTCATTATTTGTCCAATCTTGCTTTAATAAATGGAACTGGATCTAGATAGCCTTTGCCGTTTGCATTCCAAGTATAGAACCGACCCGACTGAATCTCGAAGTGTAAGTGAGGCCCGGTTGATTCTCCTGTGTTGCCTGACTCTGCAACCAAGTCTCCCTGGCTAACTTTCTGACCTTTGATGACGGCTAGAGATCCCTTGCGAAGATGCATATAAGTCGCGGTGTAAAACTTGCCAGCATCCTTAAATTGGATTCTTACGATGTAGCCACCGCCAGCCGGTTCGCCGTTCTTGAACTTCAGCGTGCTTGGGCCAGCATAAGTCACCTTGCCATCAGCCACGGCGAATAACTTGCGACCGATTGCCGAAGCGTAGTCCGTGCCGTTGTGGTGTTTTCTGTAGCCCAAAATTGGATGTATCCTCCACCCAAAATCGTAGGTTATTGGAGGCAGGGGTTTCTTGTAAGGCCAGATCACTATCTTACAATCGCCTGGTTTATTGTCAGCGCTCCATGAGCTGCAATCTTTACATCGCCAGTTGCAGCATTACTAACCTGAATTGCGTAAACGTAATTAGAATCTCGAAGCCGAATAGTTTGCTCAGGTGTAAGAGTCAGCGTAATGACATAGGTTGAAGAGTTAATTGACGGTGTAGCAGAAGTAATCAAAGGCCCGAAAGTTGATTTTCTGATTTGCGCTGTTGCTGTGTATCCAGTTAGGTTTACTACTGTGCCATTTGGATTTTCGTAAACAAAAGTTTTGACTAGCCTTGCACCGGCGTCAATTGTAAAGTTATTTGGCTCGCTCATTATTTAGCTCCTAAGCTGATTATTAGTCCGATGATTGAAACGAGTGCAGCCGATAGTCCTGTGTAGGCGATCTTCTCGATCCAGGCTAAACGCGCCAAAGTAAGCTCGACCTCTCGAAGTCTGTCTGGGACATCATCCAAGTGATCTAACTTCTCGAGAATCTTTATTAGAGTTTCTCCATGTTCAAGCTGCTTAGCGTAGATGGCGTTTTGAGTGATTCTCACGCCGGTTGTCTCTTCAGCCATTACTAGCCTTTGAGGGCTGCGATTTCCTCAGCGGTTAGGCCAAGTGCTTCTAGCTTTGAGATTGCGCTTGCTTCGGCTGTTGCCTTAGCTTCTAGTTCTGCCAGGCGAGTTGCTTCCTGAGCTTCCCAAGCAAGTCTGTCTGTCTCGCGATGAGCCAGCTCTTCTTCTGTCAAGGGAACGATTGTAGATTCGCCGGTTGAGCAATCTACGATCACTTTGGTTGGAACTTCTACTGTTGCTTTTGCCATGTTTATTCTTTCTTGTTAGCTAACGACTACGATTCCGTCTGTGCCTTTTGTGATTTTGTAAAGTGAAATTGTAGAACCCGAAACAAAATTACCCGTATTTGGGCTTATTTCAATTGAAGTAATTGCTGATGTATTGCTCCATAACATGGATACTAAAAATTGCCAGCTATTGCTCACGTTATTTTCAACAACGCTTTCGGCAACAAGGGATTTATTTGTAGATCCAGAATAGTTTGAAATATATACCATTGTGCTATCAAAAACATTTGATGCGTGAAAGGCGTTGTTTAAATAGCCAATTCCACGAACGGCAGTACCTCCATCGGCTGCACTACCGCTACCCTGGACAAAACGAGTTGTAAAGTTTGACGTCGATCCATTGAAGCCAATGTTTGTAAAACCATTGTTTGAGTTTTGGTCTCCTCGAAGAGAACAAACGACAATAAGATCGGTAGCATCCTGCGGAATAGACGTAAAAGAAATAGAAGTCGCAGCAGAAGATAGTGTTTTAGTTTCAATTAGCTTCATAATGTGCTCGTTATTCCATAGAGAGATGCAGTAAACCCAGAAGAAAGTGCATTAGTTCCCGTTATCAAAGTCATTGATGTTATTGCCGAAGTATTAGTCCATCTGGAAGCAACGGTTTCAGACCTCTGAAGTGGCGTAATGTCAGTGTAGTTATTCCTGGATAATACCGTTTTGTGTTTGTCTGTTGCTGAATAATCCATAATTTGAAAAATAGTTTGATGTCTATCGCCTGAACGAGCTGTAGACCAATTTGTGTAAATGCTAGTACCGGTTTCGGTGAGGCTTTCAGCACCGGTTGGTGACTTGTCTCTCATCATTACCATGAGATAGTTTGATCCTGAATCAGAATTGAATCTCAAACCCATCGTGTTATTTGAAGCGAGCTGGCCATTTATCACCAAAATCAAATCGCGATAGGTAGCTGGTATCGAAGAGAATGTGATTGAACTTGATGCGCTTCCGGTTGTCACGGTGGCAAGAGGTAGGTATGTTTTAGTTGGCATTACTGTCCCCTAATTCCATATAAAGAAAAGCGACTATTTGCTGCCATATTTAATCCGCTAGCACCCAACAATGTCAAGGAAGTTATTGAAGCAGTGCTATTCCAAAATCCAGATCGTAATGCAACAAAAATGTCATCGGTAGCTCCGGTAAAAATTTTAACTGTTTTAGTTTTTGTAGTTGAATATGCGTCTAAAATGTCAATTACCCCTGCACCGTAGGCGTTAGAAGTGCCGCTGTCTCCATAAATTGCTTTTATGGATGTTTGTGATGTTCCAGATGCAGAGCCCACAGAAGTTGCTGGCGCATAAGTATAAAGCTCATGCCAATTGTAGTTAGATCCTGTGTCTCCATTTATTCTAAGCAAGGTGTTGTCATTACCGGTAGCAACTCTAGTTACTGCCCTAATTTGAAGATGCCTAAATGTAGAGGAGTATGTGCCAAGCCCCGTAAATGTTACAGAGGATTGGGCACTGCCAAGAATCTGAGTTTCAATTAATTCATAATCTGTATCAATACCGCCTCCTGATCCTGCCAGGAAGCCCAATGGAATAAGCATGTTTAGCCTAGGTTTCCAATCAAGTAGTAAACGCCAGAGCCACCGAAGACAACAGAAGCTCCTGCGAATTGCTTAGCAGTTTTTACCTTGGCGTCCGCGGAAGATAGCGTGACACCTGTGCCAGCTGCGAATGTAATCTGACCGGCTCCTGCCTGGATAAAGTCAATGCGGTCACCCTGCTGAGTGAGCACGTTGTCGATTGTGATTGTGATAGCCGAACCAGTTGAGCGAATAGTAGTTCCAAGGTCGGCTGCAACAACAGAATAGTTGGCAGACTTGTCAGACCAGCCAGCAGGCTGATCGCCTAGGTCTACCCAAGCCGAGCCTGAGTAGTATTGGTATTTATTGACGTCTTCTAGCCAGGTAAGCATTCCCTCATTAGGGGAGGTGATAGCTGAAGCGCGAGCTGTTGAGTTTGAGAAGACCATAACAGATTGCCTCATTAGGTAATCGTTTAGATCTGAAGCTGGGAGTGTGCTTCCGTTAGAGAAGACTTTGAATGCCATTTAAGCTGCTTTCCATAGTTCGAGAGTTGTGAACCAGTTGTCTACATCGATGTCATGGTTTACCTTGATGATAGTGTAGTATCCCACAATATTGAGCTGATCCTTAGTATAACTGACCCCAACCAGAGTTCCCGGTGTAAACACCGCTGCTTCGGTTAGGTTTCCCAGCCTGTCCTTGGCCGGAGTGCTGACTTGACTAACTAGCTTTGTAGGCGCTTGCTGGTAAACAGCTGTTGCCCACCGGTCTAGTTCGGTCGAATCGGTTGTATTGATTTCCACGTCGATAGCTGATTCTCCGTAGAGGTCGATAGAGTCCTGGTCTCTTAGAATTACGAAGGTTTCAGGATCAGAAGTCAAAGCTACTTTTAGAGAGTTGTAAACAGCATCGGCGTCCGAGCTAACAACAATCTCAGATAGGCATAGGTGATAAGGGCTAACTGAGTGGTCATTGCCAATTACGTAGGTTGTTGCAGTTCCGGTTTCCTCTTGTGGTCTAGGAATAACGGTTAGCTCTTCTGTGTCTTGGTCTATCCAAACAACAGCCAGCCCCACAGAGATTGCATCGTTGATAATGTCTGGAACCAAAATGTTATTAGTGTCCACCGAAGGAATCTTGCCTTCAATTGGAAGAGAATAGCTGGATAAACTAGTTCCAGTTTTAATTGACAGAAGCTCAAATACTTCATCTACAGTTGCGTAAGTTCCTCCTGGAAGACCGGTTGTATCCCACTCATCAATGCGAAGGTTCACAATT